GACAAGTTTAAGCAAGCCTACAAGATTATTCTTAGCGGCAATCAGAATGAACTACAAGAGTTCGTGTCAAACTTCTATGAAGAGTTTACCTCGTTACCCGCAGAGGCTGTATCATTCCCACGTGGCGTGTCAGAGTTAAACAAGTGGGTTGACCATGCTTTGACATATAAGAAGGGCACACCTATTCACGTCCGGGGTGCAATACTGTATAATAAACTTGCTAAAGAGAAAGGCTTGATGGTAGAAGGCGTGAAAGATGGCACTAAGGTTAAGTTCTGCTATCTGAAGACACCAAACCCTCTGATGGAGAATGTTATCGCATTCCCTCAGTTCTTGCCCAAAGAGTTTGAACTAGAACAATATATTGACTATGAGACCCAGTTTGATAAGACGTTCAAAGACCCACTGAAGTTGGTCACAGACGCTATCAATTGGAACGTTGACAAAGTAAGCACACTGGAGAGTTTTTTCGGATGAACTATACAACTATGAGCCGCCCTCTGTATAAGCGAGATACTACGGGCAATGTGAGAGTTTGGCAGATGGAACTAGGATGGGATAGTGAAGATGTTGCTGCCCATCGTAGTCACACAGGCATCAAAGATGGTGCTATCGTTACATCTGAATGGAAACTAGCAAGTGCAAAGAACGTAGGTCGCTCTAATGCTACAACTGCACGTGAACAAGCAGAAAGCGAGATTGCTAATCTGTATGTTCAGCGTTTGGATCGTGGCTACTTTGAGAGTGAAGCAGACATTGATACGTTTGATAAGTTCAAGCCAATGCTGGCAGTTGAATATGATGCAACAAAGGTCAACTTTGAAGACGAAATCTATAGCCAGCCTAAACTAGATGGCATTCGTTGTATTGCACGAAAAGACGGTCTGTGGTCACGTCAAGGTAAGCCTATCGTGTCTTGCCCACACATTGAAGAAGCATTGAAGCCTGTGTTTGATACGTATCCAAACGCAATCATTGATGGCGAACTATACAACCATATGTTCAAAGATGACTTCAACAAGATTACGTCAATGGTGCGTAAGACTAAGTTGAAGCCAGAAGACTTTGATGAGAGCCGTCGCTTGGTTCAGTATCACGTCTACGACTTCTATGATGACACTAACTTTGCAACTCGGAGTTCAACACTTCGTCATATGGGTCTAGAAGATCCAATCGTTTGTGTTGATACGCTTCAAATCACTGGACAAGATAATCTGGATGCACTTTACGGAGATTATCTCGAAAAGGGCTATGAGGGGCAGATGGTTAGACTAAATAAAGAATACCAGAACAAGCGTTCTAAGTATCTTATGAAGCGAAAAGAGTTTCTGTCCGATGAATTTAAAGTAATTGCCATGGAGCAAGGTCAAGGTAACTGGACAGGCTACGTCAAACGTTTTATCCTAGAGTTACCCAACGGGACTCAATTTGGTGCTGGAGTTAGAGGCACCCAAGACACAATGAAAACATTATTCGAAAGTAATAACACACCCGACTGGGCAACGTTGCGCTATTTCACGCCAACTCCAGACGGGATTCCCCGTTTCCCTGTAGTTGTAGATTGGGGTTACGGTTCAAGAGAGGACTAATAGATGAGCGATGACATTTTTGATTTTGGTTTTACTGCGGTCGATGAAGACGAACTTAGCGCAGTGCAAGAAGCGAAGACGACCTTAACTGAGGTTTCTTCTACAGCGGCAACAACACAAGAAAGACTTGACGCATTATACAATGCTGTGATGCCACTTCTTACAAATCTAAAGAAAAATCCAGAAAAGGAATATATTCTATGGCCTGACCGAACTACAAAAATCGAACAGTTCGAAGCGAAATTGCTTGACATTTACCAGGGTAAGTGATATAGTAGTCATAATATTTTACAGAGGAGTATAGCATGTCCCTAATTGATAAACTAATGAAGAATTCAACCAGCAAGATGACTGCGCCACTTATGGACTCTAAGGTCTATGGCAAGAAAGAAATGGCAACCACACCTGTGCCTATGGTAAACGTTGCGCTATCGGGTCGTGTTGATGGTGGTCTAACACCAGGCTTGCTTATGCTTGCTGGTCCATCAAAGCACTTTAAGTCTGCATTTGGTTTGATGATGGCTGCAGCCTATCAGAAGAAGTATGACGATGCAGTGATTCTATTCTACGATTCAGAGTTTGGCACACCACAGTCTTACTTTGAATCATTTGGCATTGACATGGATCGTGTTGTGCATACGCCAATCGTCAACGTTGAAGAGTTGAAGTTTGACATTATGAAGCAACTAGATGGTATTGAGAAGAACGATAAGGTTGTCATTCTGATTGACTCTATCGGTAACTTGGCTTCGAAGAAAGAAGTTGATGATGCGATGGATGGCAAGTCTGTTGCTGATATGTCACGTGCCAAACAGATGAAATCTTTGTTCCGAATGATTACACCTCATTTGAACTTGAAAGATATCCCGCTAGTAGCAATCAATCACACTTACAAAGAGATTGGTCTGTTCCCGAAAGATATCGTATCTGGTGGCACTGGTGCTTACTATTCAGCAGATGCAATCTGGATCATTGGTCGCCGTCAAGAGAAAGAAGGCACTGAGATTGCAGGTTACCACTTTGTTATCAATATTGAGAAGTCACGCCATGTGCGTGAAAAATCTTCTATTCCAATTACGGTAACGTTTGATGGTGGTATTTCGAAGTGGTCTGGTATGCTTGAGATTGCAGAGAAACTTGGCTATATCAATAAGCCTAAAGTTGGTTGGTATGAAGCAATTGATCCTGAGACAGGTGAAGTGTTGACTGACAAGTTGATGCGAGCCAAAGATATCAACTCAAATAGTGAGTTCTGGAAGATGATGTTGACGAAAACAAAACTTGCAGAATCAATTAAATCCCAGTATACTGTAGGTGGAAAGTCTCTAATGGCTGATGAAGAATCAGTTGAAGAGAACGTAGAGGAAATCGACCAAGCAGTAGGTGAGTAATGATTGAGAACACAATTCTATCAGGGCTAGTCTTTAATGAAGACTACGCCCGAAAAGTGTTGCCATTTCTCAAAGAAGACTACTTTGACCAACAAAGTGAAAAGACTGTCTTCAAAGAGATTGCAAAATACATAGACACATACAATGGGCTTCCGACAAAAGAAGCCCTACGTATTGCCATATCTGAAAAAGATACGCTTAACGAAGAGCAATACAAGCAAGTCAATCACGTTGTTGATGGCTTAGAATACGACAACAAAACAGACAATGAATGGCTTGTAGACAAGACTGAGAAGTTTTGCCAAGACAAAGCCATCTATAATGCTGTGCGTGAGAGTATTCTTGTTCTTGATGGTCAGCACAAACAACTAGACAAAGGTTCGATTCCAGAACTGTTATCAACAGCACTGGGTGTATCTTTCGATAGTAGCATTGGTCACGACTTCATGGAAAACAGTGATGATCGATACCAGTTCTATCACGCCAAAGAAGACAAGATCCCATTTGACCTTGAGTTGTTTAACAAGATTACCAAGGGTGGTTTGTCCCGTAAATCTCTATCAGTTGCACTTGCAGGCACTGGTGTTGGTAAGACGTTGTTTATGACACATTGTGCCGCTGCCAACTTGATGGAGGGGTTGAATGTTTTATATATAACTATGGAGATGGCTGAAGAGCGTATTGCAGAGCGCATTGACGCAAATCTACTTGACTTGACAATTGATGAACTAAAAGAGGTTCCTAAGGATGTCTACGTCAAACGTCTTAACAGAGTGAAGTCTAAAACAACTGGCAAACTCATTGTTAAGGAATACCCAACTGCAAGTGCTGGTTCAGCGCACTTCAGGCATCTCTTCAACGAACTACGTTTGAAGAAAAACTTCATACCTGATGTAGTCTATATTGACTATTTGAATATCTGTATGAGTTCTCGCATGAAGTATGGTGCGAATGTCAACTCGTATACTCTTATCAAAGCCATTGCAGAAGAGTTGCGTGGTCTAGCAGTAGAGTTTAATGTCCCTATTATGTCTGCAACCCAAACTACAAGAACGGGTTATAGCAGTTCTGACTTGAACCTAGAAGACACCTCAGAAAGTTTTGGCTTGCCTGCTACCGCAGACTTTATGTTTGGTTTGATATCCACAGAAGAGTTAGAAAATCTTGGGCAACTTATGGTTAAACAATTGAAGAATCGTTGGGGCGATACGAACTACCTGAAGAGGTTTGTCGTTGGTATCGACCGAGCGAAGATGCGATTGTTTGATGCAGAAGAGAATGCGCAAGACTTGATGGACGATACTCCTACTATGGATAAAGGTTCAGTGGGTCAAAGAGTAAGTGCAGAACGTGATGATTTTGGTGACGGCGTAGTTAGTTTCCGTAAAAAGCAAAAGCCAAAATTTGAAGGGTTCAAATGAGTTACCGAGTAGAACACCAAAATAATGTGTATCATATAATAGAGAAAGCCACTGAACAAACAGTGGCTTCTTATCAATCTTCTAGAGAGGCTAGAAGAGTTTGTAGGAGTCTTAACCTCGGGTCGGGGTTTAGTGGATTTACTCCTACTTTCTTTTGCGAGTGGGTGGCGCAAGTAAAGAAAAAAGGCGACTGATCTTAACGACCAATCGCCTTATTTCTTTGCTTGATACGTGGCAGACCCGAACCCCACGGACATTCTTGATGTTACGCCTGCTATTCCTTGGATTTGATTTCTCAAACACTTGCCTCTTACGTTGTTTCAACACGTATTAACACGCACCCACACTTATTTATACAAAAAATCTCCTACTTTCTCTCAGATTCACAAAAAAATTTAATTTTTTTAAAAAAAGTCTTGACAATGCTTGTTGGATGGTCTATATTAACTAAATAGACTTTACGCTCTAACAGTAAGGAAAGGCTGAATGTTTGACGGACTCAAAGAGTATAGACGAAAACCTAGACAAAGAGTGCATTGATGCAGTTGACAGTGATATCAATATGTCTGTTCCGTGGTATCTAATGTCTGCATATGCATATCATGTCGAAGATAATCCAGTCATATCGAATGCACGATTTGATAGATTGTCAAAAGTGATGTTAGAAAATTGGGACAGTATTGAACACAAGTGTAAACACTGTATCACGAAAGAAGACCTAGAAGCGAAGAAATTTACAGG